TGGATGCAACCATCTTCCTCAATTGTATTGAACCAACTGTTAGATCCCTCTGACAATTGGCCCATCCACTTCTGCAAAGTAAGAAGCCTAATAAACATTTCACATTCTTCGTGCAACAGTTCGTTGCCTTGAGATAGTGCAATGTCACGGACTTCAGAAAGCGTAGCCTCGTCAACTTTAGGCTTACCAGTGTCAGTCATTTTAGTAAAACGAGCGCCACGAAAATGTGACAGAGCCCACGCAATATGCTGACGACTAGTTGGGTTAAACTCAAGCAGCTTTGTCATAGGAGCACCAGAGTGAAACCCTTTCTTGCTGTCCTTGCGCTTAGGAGTGAACACTTTGCCAGGAAAATAGATGAAACGCTGAGCAATCTTCTGCTCAATATCAGCCATCTCTTTACCTAGTTCTTCACGTACGCGCTCAGCAGCATTAGTATCAAAACGAAAGCCAGATGCTTCTTGCTGAGTCATAATCTCAGCCATTCGCATTTCGAGTGATATACAATCAAGCATAGTCTTGCATTCTCCGTTGCATAAGTTGCCATAGTTTGAGGGTTACCTCAGTATCTTGGATGCAGTACTCAAGCATCTCAGGTGTATAAACTTCCCAGCCACCTTCGTGTTTGCCGAAGTCGCCTTTGAAGCACTTCAATCGATAGCCCCAGGCTTCAAGCGAATGACGTCCGTACAGCCGTTGCGGCATACCAGCGGGGCGTCTTTCATAATCACGGTCAGCAATATGAGGATAAAACAGACGGCTAAGGACAAGCGTATCGATACATTGTCCGGATGGCTCAAAGTCTGGGAAACGTTCTTTAAGAAGCGGGATATCATAACCAATAATGTTGTGTCCAATAAGTACGTCAGCTGCCTCCAGCTGCTTTACTCCTTGTAAGAGTGCTCTTTCAGGTTGATGATCAAACACAGTAGTGCTGCCATCGTTACTATCACGCACAACAATGCAGTGAATAGAGGATCCTTGTCGAAGTAAACCAGTGGATTCAAGGTCAAACAGAAGGTGTGTTTTCATCGAAGATATCGTGTGAAGTTGCTGGATCATATTCATCCGGCGAATATGGGTTTTCGTTTTCGTAGAGGGAAGGATCGTCGTCTGAGGTTTTGACATTTGAGTTGACGCCGAATCGTTTGTCTTGATCTTCATAGAGAGGTTCGATTGCAATAAACAGTTCACGAGCAAGCCTTGCTGCTCTTTTGTATTCATCTCTGTAGTACGGCTCCCAGTCGTGTGAGAGCACGTAGATTTTTTTGATACCCATTACCCAGCACTGAAAAATTGAAGCAGAGAATGGATACGATGTCGTAAAGACTTCAGCTCCAACTGATGGAGCGCCACGTTTGCAAGCAGCTGCAATGGCATATGTAATGCAGTCAATCTCTATCTTTGAGTCAGTAAGGATGCTTCTACCGTCACCAATGATCTCACGATCTCTGACGATAATGCAACCACCTGGAACTTTTGGATGAGATGAAGCAGCTTCAATAGCTTTAGCAACCGACATAAAATATTTCTCCCGATTTTTTATGTATGTCGGATCTCCTGCTGGTGCTGGCATAGCTCACATTATCTTTGTTACTTTCCTATATTAGGTAGTGAAACACTATAGTGCGACTACATAAAATGAGTGATTCTATTAAATTTTCTGATTCAAATGTTGATCATCTTGAGTTTTGGGGTACAGGCTACATTCCTAGTGCGGCAAGCGATGACACCATTTGCTTTAACAATGAGCCTGTAGACATTTTTCAATGGCCTAAAAAAGATAAGGTGAACAGTCCTGCGCATTACACACGTGGTACGCAAGAGGCTATTGAGATTATTGAAGAAGCAATTCAAGATGCACCCAGCACTAAAGCTGGTATGTTGCAGGGCCAAGTGCTGAAATATATGCTACGTCTGTGGCTCAAAGATGACGCCAAAGAAGATGCAGAAAAAGCACGTTGGTATCTGAACCGTTTGATTGATTCGCTAAAATAATAAAGCCGCTGAAAAGCGGCCTGTTAACAGCGCTTGAAGAACAGATAATTCTGTCTTAGTTCCAGAGCTTCGTGGCTCTGTATGTGGCTAGAGAGTTTGTTATAAACAAGTTCGTTAGCGTAGTCGGTGTGCTGGAAATAGACAGAGATACCTTGGTAAAGTTCAGGTTCTGTCGGTACGTACCAAGTTACTGGTAACAAACATTGCCAAGGATCTAGACCTTGGCTAATCCAACTGTTCAGTTCCTCAAGGCGCTGGGCAGTTTTTATTATGTGTTGTTCGTGTGACTCTTCATAAGGAATAGCAGCAGTACAAGCGTGTTTCCACATAAGCGTGCCATCCTTGTGAATTAATCGACAGGGATGTACCTTATTGCCAGATGGCAAAACATAAAAGAAATCTTTGGCAATATGCTTTGACATTAGATATCACCTTTCGTCTCTTCAAAATAATCTAGATCTTTACTCCAGTTGTCACCTGCATATTCGTTATAAATAATTCTGCCTATGTCACGGAAAGTGTCATAGAACAATGTAATCTTATCGATATCGTTGATAGATGCTTCCAAAGGAGGACCATAGATCAATACATTCCAAGTCGATGGCGAAACTGATTCAAACCCTGTTGATGTAGCACGTAATTGTTTGACACGTTTAAACGGAATGCAAATAGGATAATCCCAAATAACGGGAGTAGCTCTAATAATCTCTGACGCGCTAGTGAAAAATACAAAGCTATTGATATAGCCATTGCGATACTCAGAAATAGTTTTGTTTAACCACGTACGAGTATTCCTAACAGCGCCTTTGGGAGCGACCCAACAATTACCGTGCCAATGTTCTTGGAGCGGATTGATTTCTATAGAAGGTATAGCAACGCTGTCAACAAGTACTTGCTGAACAGGATCAGAAGTGGGATCAAAATCAATAGACCCCATAACAGTACGAGCACGTTCTATAAGTTGCGGAGTTGGATACAGCGGGAGTTTTAATCCTGCTGTCTTCAGTTTATCCTGTAAATTCTTCTGCAATCGCTCGGAGGCTTTCTTGGCACCCGCCTGCTTCGACTGCAAATGTTCTTGTTCCAGCATCACTAATCAAAGTAATCAACACGTTTTTAGACCAGTCATTTTCGTCAATCTCTTCCATTAACTTACGAAGAAACGATAGAATTTCTTCATCCTCTTCTCGCTCTGCTGTGCGGATATCAAACTCAATTGTGTTTCCACACATATAAGTGGTTGAATCATTAATCAGATTAATAACTAATGATCCTGGACCAGCAGATTGAACACCATTCAATGCAATATCAACGAGGTCAGAAAGAATAAGTTCAGCAGTAGCTAATAGAAACTGTTGCTCTTGCTCTTTCTCTTTACCCCATTTATTAGATTTAATGAGTGATTGTAGAAGATCAGTTCGGCGTGACATAGCTTTATGACTCTTGTATAAGAATAAGTAATTTAGAAGTCTTCCGTGGTGTTTTCTTCATCGTGATCTGTAGGTTTACGATATAAACCAGGATCAGATACTTCAACCTGAGAAGAATGACGGCCAGACAATAGATCTACCATAACTGCTTCAAACTTTTCTGAGTAATCAGTTGTTGGATCGATGACCATTGCATTACGTTCATCAATCATTGCTGCGTGATCTATCTTCTCTTGTTCTTTGAGAGCTTCTTCAATTACAAATTCTTGAATCTGTTGCTTAAGCGTATGAAGTTCGCAGGCAAGTTCAAAGCTTTCCATATAGCTATCGTGATCGACAAAGACGCCAACACGCTGCGGAATAAGATGGAAAGGATTGCAGCAGTACTTATTGCCGCAAGTAGTTTTAACACCAGTAAAACCAAGGTCGCCCCACGTGTACCACATAGCAACCCTTTGCGGATGATGCTGCGTGCTTGAGCTAATGCCGTGCCTGCGCCAAGCAAACTGAGGCTGTTGCGTACGCGGGTTACGGCAGCCAAGCCAATCCCAACATTCATCTGGATTACCAATAGCTACTTGTGACCAAAACTTCAGTGCACGACGACGCTCTTTCTTTAATAGACGATCAACGTCAAAAGACAATCGACCCTCACGAGCAGAAGCTACACACCGCACGCAGGCTTGGTGGCTGTCATAGCGCATTGAATGCGATGAGAACCTACCCATTGAATGACCTGTGTAGATACACAGTTCACCTTCTTCAGCAGTGTTAGAAAGGTTGCCGTAGCGACGACCGTAAGCGTGGCCACCACGTCTGTTTGCAGGTTTAGCTTCAGCCATTAGAAAGCACCTTCAGGTTTTACATAGCTGCCACCCAATGCAGAATATTGTTCTTCGATAGGCAGCAGATCAAGTTGATGGTTGATCATATATTCGTAGCGAGTACTGTTCTCATATTTAATGCGAACTAGCATTGCCCTAGGAGTGTAATACTCCGGTCGGCCTACAACCAATGCGGTCATATTGTTTGATGCTACGCGAACTCTTTGACCAATTTGAATGTCTTTAGCAAGCATATTAATACCTCTATACTACAAAAATAATAGTTAAAAATCGTTGAGAATGTGATCTTCAGGCAGTGGATCATCCTTAGGACGCTGCCATATACGAATAGATTTAGACTTACCAGTAACAGGATCTTTCCTGCTTGTTACAAGACGACGCCAGCCCATAGTTTGCAGAACATCTGCAACACGACGAGCTTCACGTCTGCCTTGCTGACGCGGGTCAAGCTGCAGTGCATTAGTAAGGATTTCAGCTGCAGTAACTTCATCTCTAACAGCTGCATAGCCAGCGATTTTGTCAACCCAAGGATCTGGATCACCAAACTCTTGAATGTATTCAGAGATAGCAGCAATTTCACCACTATCAAACTCATATGTGTCACCATTTCGATAAGCAGCTACAGCTGCAGCCCACAGAGAATCTCTCTGCTCAGCTAGTAATCTCCACGGAACTGAGAAGCCTGATCCGATTTCCAACGGTACAAACCGGCGATTCCCCGTACTATCCACGAGAAACTGATTACGATTTGTTGTGCCAATCATTACAAATCTCCTTGGCAACTTACTGGGAAGAGATGCGTAAGGAAAACGAACTTCATCAACACGAGTAGTAACAAGGTTTTTAAAGTTCTCAATGTTTCTGACATTGAAATAGTTATCAATCTCAGGTAACTCAAGAAGCCAAGCAACGTGCAGTCGGTACTGCTCTTTGATCAATGTATCCAGAGGAGTTGTGATCTCAGAAAACAGATCGTTAGGTACAAGATTGCGACTGAACATAGACTTACCAACGCCTTGCGCACCAACAAGAATGGGCAGCCAGCTCATAGAACAACCTGGGTTGTATGCACGGGCGACAGCACCAATCATCATTCGTTGCATTGCAAGTGTTGCAATAGCCTGATTGTTACCTAGAAATGTTTTGCCAATGTGATCCCAGTCAGGGTGAGGGATTGCGTGAGCAGAGCAATGATCTAAGTAACGTCGAATAGGACAGAAAGTATTGCGATTTGCTGCATACTGAATGGCAACTTTAATGCGAGGTTCAGGAATAAAAACACCGTGCTCACAAGAAAGCTTGACAGTCATTAGATCAAGGTCACTTCCTTGAAGAATTACTGTCTTGCCATTGGGATCAGTGTATTCAATTTGATTAGTTAGTTCATTCTTGCGCAAGTCTTTGAGAATATCTTTGACCTTCTCTACATCACCAGCTCGCTCTTTAGCTGCATCATCATTTGTACGCTTAGGACGACCCTTGCGTGTCTTTTGAATTTGATCAAAGTCTGGTAGTGGTTCAAGCTCAATTACTTCTCCCATAGATTCTCCTAGTTTGTTATCTAAAACATCGTCGAAATCGACGTCAGGATCCCACTCTGTGTATCCTGCAGCGGTACCTACAGCACCAAATCGTAAGTTGCTTGGTAGATGACTAGTCCAGCTAGGATCTTGTCTTTTAGCAAGCGAATACAGTGTAGTATGTCCAGCGTAATTACCGAGACCACGCCACTTAAATGCTTGAATGTTTTCATCTTTTTCACCGTGATGGCCACGGAGAACCCAAGCTACCCAATCGTCAAAAACATCTTGCCCAATGCCCGCACAAGCGGCTAGAACAGGCACATAATACTCTTCGTACTCACCGTCTTCAGAAGGCCTCAGGAACTCTCTGAGGAGCCACTGACAGCGCTT